GACACGTTGAGATGCGTCTTTAATCTCAGGGGTCTCTTTACCAATAATGACTGTCTTAACTGGACCAGCAGCTGGGAATGTCTCCATGATGGTCTCAGACTGAAACTTTACAAGGGCTTCACTTAATAGTGGGTGGTATACACCACAAGCACCTTCCCATGGCTCTGTTCTTTCCTCAATCTTCATACCCAATAACTCAAGACCGTCTACATAGGTCTGAATCCAATCTTTACGGGCGGAAATGTCATCGTCAAAGTCCCCTAATAAATCGCCTGCAATCTCAGTAAGATCCCCCTCACTCATGTACTCTGCAAGGTTAGCGTCAAAATCTTCTGCTGAAGGCTCAGCAGGTTCAATCTCAATCTCCATTCCACCAATACCAATTGTTACTGACTCTGGGTCTTCAATCTCAATTTCGATGGGTTCTTCTTCAACAATAGAGTCCAGTCCGACAGGGGCTTGGTATAAACTTTTTTCAATTGACATAATTTATCCTTAGTAATACGCAGCTTTACGTCTGCCGTATTTATACAAAAAATCATCATCTGGTTCGTCACTGGGCAGACGAATAAATCCACCTTGCCTAAAGCGTAATAAGGCTAATGTTGTTGAGTCTACCAAATCGTCGTTAGCTCCGCTAGGAAAATCGTTGCACTCCTCGATTACTTCCTTCGCCCACCGATGCTCTGGCGCCCAGACAATCCCTGCTGAGAACAAATCTGATACAGCATTAACGCGAGAGATTTTGTCTTGACCTTTGCCAGGTGTGAATTCCCCGATTGGTACGCCCATGCGCCGTAATTCCTGGTAGAGAGCCGCCCCATTGGACTTCTTTTCAACCATAAACGCATCTGGCTCCCACTCTTTATACTCTTCAAGTACAAGCTTTTTGAGGTCTGGGAACTCCATCCGTTTTTTAATGGAATTGAGAAGGATAATGTTGTAATTGTTCGTCTCTTCGTTGAAGAACACCCCCCACGTTGTGAGCGCATTGTAATCCGCACGATTGTTCGCCTCCTGAGCTGCGTCTAAAGACATAATGACAAATTCACACATAGGCGGGTCATCTTTTTCCCAAATCTGCCACCATTCCCGCTTAATTAAAGCGCCTTCTTCTGAGGTAGGTTGTTGTAAATACTGGGCATTCCAGTACCGCACATCCAGAGAAGCCTTCTTCGCTAATAATTCCTCAAGAGACCAGAATTCGGGCCAAAGCGGTTTACCTGAAGGCATAATTGCAGGAAAATCTACTATTTCCCAGTCTTCTGCATCCTCATTCTTGACCATATGATTGACAATTTGCCCTGTCAAATCAAGCTTTGACCAGCGTGTCATCACGACAATAATAGCCCCGCCAGGCATAAGACGCTGAATAGGACCAGATTGAAACCACTCCCAAGCTGGTAGAAAAACATCTGCTCGACCTTGCTTAGCGTCTTGTTCAGAGTGAGGGTCGTCAATAATAAACAAGTCTGCACCCCTACCAGCCAAAGCACCGCCAACACCAATAGCAAAGTATTCTCCATTGTAATTAGTCCCCCATCTAGATGCCGATTTACTGTCGGCTTGCAGTTCTACCGCTGGAAATATGTCTTTATAGCTCTCGGAACCCACCAAATTACGTACACGGCGTCCAAAGTTAACAGCCAAATCTGCTGTGTGTGATGCCATGATGACCTTTTTCTGAGGAAACTTACCCAAAAACCAGGCAGGAGCGAGATAGGATATAAGTTCCGACTTACCATGACGCGGAGCGATGTTAACAACCACTCGCTTTTTCTTACCTTCAGCAATATCTTCAAAAATTTTAGCCAATTTTGCATGGTGTTCACCTACTTTATAGCCTGGGTATACGTGGTCAACAAAATCAAGGAAGTTTTCTTTCCCTGCTTTCTGAGTTACGTTGGTTTTATATGTCTTAATTAGCTCTAAAGTCCGCCTTTTCTTCTTTTCAGGCATCGTAGGGATGGCTTTTTCAAGCTCTTCGATGTCCTGTGCAGTTAATTTATGCAGGGCAGTCATTTTTTAGAGGGTATTTCCTTAACTTCTACGTCAATTGCCTTCTTTTTTAGACTAGAAAGGGTCTCAAATAGCTCATTTTCGACTTCTTCGATGCTCTGCACCTTCATTGTGACCTCAGAACGCTTCTTAAATGCGTCAATTCCGTCAACTTCCCCCAAGTCCCGTAAGGCTCTGAGCCTATCTTTGGCATTTGAAGCATGTTCTACCTCATAAAGAAGCTTATTGACCACATACATCTTCATTTCAGCTAGGTCGTCCACAAGTTGCACGTTCATTTGGGACACCATACCCGCCAAATAAGCCAATGTCTCATTTGGATAGTTCTTAAACTCAGGTCTAGCCTTTGGGTCATTCATCATCTGGGTAGCAATTTCTGTTGCTTGTGCCACATGCTCAGAAGTAGGGGAAAGTGGGTTGTTATTTAGTTCAGCAAGGAGGGTAATTGTCCTAGCTCGTGCGTCTAACTCTTCTTTTGGAGACAGTTCTGGGAAGGCTTCGGTAGCGTTGGCTGGAAGCGGTACGTCCTCTTCTATGTGAGGAATAATTATATTTTCCATCTATTCTCGGTCATCGTAAAACCCTAGATAGGCAGAGTGTACAACAAAAATAATATTAGAGGAAACAAGTACCTTGAAAAAAGATGACGGGGGGTGTTTCTGTAAGTACTTAATGCCGACTGGGATAGAACAATGTATGGGGGGAGGGTGTTATAGATGATGAAGGGGGTAGGTACGTCCTGGTGCCAATTGTTAGAGGAGATTCACCACTTATGATGCAAATTGTGTGGGTAAAGGGTTGTTTAGATGAGACGGGGGGTGATTGGGAAAAACGAGGAGTTATTTGTGTGGATTATGGGGTATGGGGGGCGCGGGTCCCATCTGAGCAATTTAGGGGGGTGGGGGTGGGTGGGATAGCGCCCCGTTACTTGACATATCCCGTGGGTAAAGATACAATTTAGTCATGGGTTGAGATTGGCTCGACTCATTAACAGGGAGATTTAACATGAGTAATAAATCATTAGCAGTAGAGTTATTAGATGACGCCAAGGCAGACATTACCCGTAGCCGTAATAGCTTGGGTAAGAACGCCAAGCAGTTGCAAGCAGTGCGCCGTCAGTTGACCCACATCATCAAGATGATTTGTCCTGAACCTGTGGGCAAGATGTGGGATAACCAAGAGTATTCTCTAGTGTGCAGAGTAGATGCCACTTACTGTTTACCGACAGTAACTTTCTATGCGGCAGGTCTAGATAGCTTTAAGGACGACCGCTTAGTTAGTATGTTGTGGTATCTCGGCACACTAGACGGTGAGCGTGAAGCAAAGTCAGAAGACTACGCTCAGGCATTAAACCGCACCTATCGGTTTCAATTTGATGGGTTTGTAATTCGGGTAGATGCAACAGTGAAGTCCGACAGTCCAATCTGCCGTAAGGTAGTAGTTGGTAGTAAGACCGAAGTCGTAAACGAATACAAAATCGTTTGTGATTAAGCTTTCCCTGTAGTACCTTCAGCCCTCTCGCTTAACGGCGGGAGGGTTTGATACCAGTTATTTGTCCTCGCTCGCATCTGCGTGAGCGTGCGTTTCCATATATAGCGGTTCAACGCCTGTTGAACTTGACAAATAGCGTGATTAAAGAGATAATTTAGCCATGGGTTCAAGGAATCATTTTGATTCTACCCATTAAAATGCCCTTGAGCAAGGCGGTGTAGTTAACTCTAATCAACCTACTAGCTTGCCTGATTTAGGTTATCGGCATGGTGGTGCGTTGCATACTGTCAAGCAATTAGCGACATGGGCGCTTGATGGAGGGGTTAAGGGTTTTCCTGATAATGTTAGCGACGAAGATACTTTGAGCATACGCCAAGGTTATAAGCGTAAACACTCAGAATTGAACCCGCCTACTCAGTATTGCATTGTTGAGGGTAAATATCTCAAGGTTAGCGATATGCAATTACAAGGCATTGAACTACCTAAGAATCCCGAAGTAGTCAATATTGGGGTGGATTATGCTTTTAGTTTTACTCAGCAACAAGCGGGTAAATTGAAAGAAACTCACAATCCTGTATTGCATAAGATTGTTGCGGATATTAGAACCCGTTGCAACAAGTATGAAACTACTACTTTCGCAAAGCTTCAAGCGGAGGGTAACAAAATACTGAAAGAGCGTAAGGGTGAAGTTACTCAACGCAAGGGTAACCTAGCTTTCATGGAATGGCTCTATAACGATAAGGGCGTTTTCGATACCATGAAAACCCGTTGCAAAAATGCCAAGGCAAAGGGTGATGAGTTTGCTGATGTCGCTAAGTTAGATAAGGCAATATCAGCTTTCAACGCCGTATTTAAGAAGTAATCTAGATTGTTTTTGGGGGGAGGGCTTAGGCTCTCCCCCTTTTTTTGTGCCCTGAAAAAGAGACCAGTTATCTGTCCTCGCGCGCGCAATCAAGCGTGGCATCCAATATACATACCTTTGCTGACGCAACGCACAGCGCAATGTTCCAAGCCCATTTCCT